CAATTATTCAATTTATGTTTGATACGTTCTACTTCTAATCTTGGCAATACTTTATACCATTCTCTAATCAATTCTTTATCCGTAATATCGTCAACTTTTAATGTTATGGCTGCTAAATTATCCACAACGTACTCTCTTACGTAATCTAAATCTTCTAAATCTTTTTCCAAAACTTGATTCAATTTAATAAAATCAGAAAATCTGATAGGTTGTGTGGTTACTTCTTGCCCATTTTTTAAAGTCACTTTAAACATCTTATTAAAATCTTTAGGATTTAATTCTTTAGTATTTTGAATGAAATGATCTACAGGAACTAAATATTCATCTTCTCCCGCAGTGTGAATGCGCTCTTTTTCTTCATTTGTTTTTACACAATCACACATATACCGAATTGGTATATACGATCCATATGATATTTTTCGTAAATTAGTTAATATAAAATCAACGTCACCTACTAACAATTCTAACGGTTGTTTAGCTTGTGGTACGCATCGAGCAAATACTGCAGAAACAACAGTCCCTTGATATAACATATCAGGCGATCTTAGTATCAATTCATCCGTTGCGGTCAATGGATAAAGTAATACTTCACCATCTTCTACTTCATCATCCAATTCTCCGTTAGTGTAAAATAGTCCTCTTGATGGAAGGCGAACTGTTACTCCCGGAATCTTATTAAGACGTGCAATCAGAGGATTACTATGTGTCGCACTCTTTGCCACTTCTTCCACTATTATCGCTTTTTCATTATTTCCCATATTAAAAATGTAGTTTACATCTTATATAGTTAAAAAATCATAAGGTTAAATTTGCATAAATAGTAAAATATAATTAAGAATATCCATGAAATTACTCAACGAATTAATAAATTTATTTGAAGCGAAAATAGCATCAAAAAATGAAATTGAAAAAGCAATTAGTATAATTAACAAATATGCTACTCCCGAAAATCCTTTTAATGATATTTTAATTCGTGTAATGGGATTTACATCAGGATTCGCTAAACCGAAAAAAAATAAAGATGAAACCATAGATGTAATTCCTGTGTTAGATGATCTGAAGCGTAATGGATTGATAACAATCCGTGGCAAAGATATGTATAAAAGAAGTGACGCATTAAGCCAATTAATGCGCAACCATATTTTAAAAGACATGAATCGCGTTATAGGAGGCATAACAAATTCAAACGGTAGATTATCGCTGGAACAGGTAGAACGCCTCTCTACGTTCGTCTCAGGAGGTTTTAGAGGTATTCCATTGGGTGATCGATTAAATGATGCAAAAAATTCTTGGAAAAGTGGTGGAAAACATAGCGGAGAAATAAAATCTATTGTTAAAGATACAATTAAACAGGATGACCCAGAGTACCAAAAACTTCCAGAAAGTTCCAAAAATATGCTTGACAAACTTTCTACATTATCTGATCCGTATAATTCATTTCATGTACTTAAATATATTTTACATCTACAGAAATCTAAAAAAGGATATACTTCTTTTATTAAAGAAATTGAGAATTATTTTACAAATGAGAAATACATAGATGCACTTTATGGATTAGTTGATCTAGGTGTTATTGATTCGGCTTCAGGAAATAAAATTAATAATTCCGTTGTAAGTGATATACGGAATGCGATAAACTTCCTTAAACAGGAAACTGTACAAAATATTTCATTAAATGACAAGCTATCTGCTTTCTTACCAAATTTTAGTGCAAGTGCTACTTCTTCAGGTGCTTCACTGCATCGCGGAATAAATGAATTGCTCAAGAAACCGGGATTTGTAGATATAATAATTAATCGATTGAATTCTGAAAAATTTGAAAATATTTTAAATGCGAATAAAGAAGAATTAAAAAGTATTTCGTTGGATATACGAAATATTGCAGATGCATTCGATATATCTGATTTAAATGAATTCCAAAATAAAATTACAACTCTTGTAAGAAATAGAGCTAATTACAAAGGGGATGAAAATATATCTGCTAAAAATACTGGCCGATTTGATGAATTCATTCGAAAATTTTCTATCTAAATAATTCATTGTTGACAAATGCATCAAGATGTGCTAGATTACTTCAAAAATGCAATATAAATATATTCTTATTCCGATTTAAATTATATTCGAAATGCAATATTATTAAATAATATTTACTATTATTTAATAATAAATGTAGTTACTTGGCTTCGCCAAGTAACTACATTTAAATACAAAACTTCGTTTTGTATTTAAATGTACATATTATTAAATAATAGTAAATATTATTTAATAATATTTACTATTATACGTTTTTTGAAGCATAATTCGGTTGCATAGGTTGACATTCTGTGTTACAATATTAGTTCCAACCAACCAATCTAAAATAACTAATGAAAAATATATTTAACACGACTCACATGAATGAGTTAGACATGACGAATATTGATTCGTTTTGGCCCATAGGTTTTAACCCACGTAAATCTCAAATTGAAGTACTTGAGTGGATTAAAAATCTTCCTTCACATATTAAATATATTCTCTGTGAAATGCCCGTAGGTGGAGGTAAGTCGCCCCTTGCTCTAAACTTGTCTGGTTGGTTTTCCCAATCATTAGGCAATTCTTATATTTTAACCCCACAGAAAGTGCTTCAAAAGCAATACGAGGATTCATTCCATGAAAAATTAATCCATTCCTTATACGGAAAATCTAATTACAAATGTGAATCTAAAAATACTAATTGTGAGTTAGGATCAGAGATTAAACCTCGTTGCGAATCTTGTCCCCATAAACAAGCATATTCCAAAATACGATACATGCCAAATGTAGTTTTAAATTATACATTGGCATTTTTGTTATTCAAATATAACATGGATGAAAAAATAATTACAAAACGTGATTTAATTGTATTCGATGAAGCTCATACAATCGAAAATCATTTAACAGAATTTAATGCTATTTCTATATCGGAATTTAGATGTAAGCAAATTGGTACAGTGGCGTTTAGGCAATTTACGACAATGAAAGATTCCATTGAATGGATTAAAGAAAAATATATTCCGGCACTACGAGGAAAAATTTCAAAACTGTCCCCACAAGTACAGGAAATATTAGATTCATGTTCCGATGATTATCGTTCACCTACCAAAGATGAATTATCAATTGTTTCATTGCATAAAGAATTGGTTAATCACAATGACATGATCCATGATCAATTAATTTTAGTCCCATTTGAACAAATTTATGAAGATTATGTTCTGGTAAATGAAGGCAAGACTGTAATGAAATTTAAAGAACTGTATGGTCGTAGAAATTTCAAACGTTTTGTAGAACCTATGGCGGATAGGTTCCTGTTTATGTCCTCAACAATTTTAGATAAAAATGCCTTCTGCTCTGATCTAGGATTGAACCCAGACGAGGCAGCATTTATTTCATTAAATTCTGAGTTCGAAGAAGAAAATCGTCCAATTTTTTATATCCCTACAACCAAAATGACATATGGGTGGGATAAACCTGAAATGAAAAAAGAGACGGATAAGATGGTGGAACGTATTATTTCGCTCTGTAACGAGCTACACGGTGATGAAAACGGAATTATACACACAGGTAGCTTCCAGATAGCTAAATGGCTTACAGAGCGATTGGATGGACACATTCCGCATATGGTTATGCACCACAATCCCGGATCAGGATTCAAAAGAGACACTGTATTGGATGACTTTCAGAAAGATGACGGAATTCAAAAAATATTAATCAGTCCTTCGATAACAGAAGGATTAGATTTAAAAGATGATAAAGGACGTTTTGCTATTTTTGCTAAAGTGCCTTATCAATTTCTTGGGGATGCTTGGGTTAAAAAAAGACAAACATTGTCTAGTGATTGGTATAAACGACAGGCTTTAATATCTTTAATTCAAGGTGGCGGACGTATTGTGCGGTCAGAAACAGATTACGGAAATACGTATATTTTGGACAGCAGTTTTAAACAATTATTGTCTAATAGCAGGCATCTTTTGCCTTCATGGTGGACCAAATCGATTAAGACTTTATAAAAGATAAGAAATTCAATCTCTTACAATTATGGCTCCAAATCCCACTAAATAATCACTCAATTAAAATAATCAAGGATCAATAAACAATGCTCTTACACGATACAAAACAATTAGCCTCCGATGTCAAATACTATGAATCATATTCCAGATACGATGATACAAAAAACAGATACGAAACATGGGATGAGAGCGTAGCTCGTGTAATGAATATGCATAAAGAAAAATATAAAAACAAGTTGACAGATGAATTAATTGAATTGATGGAATTCGCACGTAAGGAATATTCTAATAAACTAATATTAGGAGCACAACGAGCATTACAATTCGGTGGTGAACAGCTATTAAAACACGAATTTAGAATGTATAATTGTACGTCAGGCCATTTAGACAGAATAGAATTTTTTGGCGAATATATGTATTTGTTATTATGTGGTTCTGGCGTAGGATTTTCTGTACAAAAGCAACATATAGAAAAACTTCCTAAGTTGATTCAACGCTCTGAAGAAACTTTTGTATACACAATACCCGATTCGATCGAAGGGTGGGCAGAAGCTATTGATATTCTCTTTAGTTCTTTCGTAACAGAAGGAAAATTTCCAAATTTTAGCGGCAAAACACCTGTCTTTGATTATTCCAATATTCGTCCAAAAGGATCATTGATCAGTGGAGGATTTAAAGCTCCCGGCCATGAACCACTAAAGAAATGTATTATCAAATGTGAACAAATGTTGAATAATATTTCAAATGATAATGGTACTATAAGTTCTATTAATGCTTACGATTTAGCAATGCATATTGCTGATGCTGTGATTAGTGGAGGCGTAAGACGTGCAGCTACTATTGCCTTATTTTCACTAGATGATCAAGAAATGCTGGAAAGTAAAACAGGAAATTGGTTTATAGACAACCCACAACGGGCTAGATCCAATAATTCAATTGTATTGAAACGTGATGAAACTAGCTTGGATGATTTAAAAAATATTATTCAGTACGTCAAACAATTTGGCGAACCCGGATTTATTTTAACTGACGATAAAGAATTCACATATAACCCATGTGTTGAAATTGGAATGCTTCCTAAAACTGAAGATGGGAGAAGTGGTTTTCAAGCTTGTAATTTGTGTGAGATCAATGGGAGCATGTGTGATTCTGAAGAAATTTTTTATAGAGCATGTAAAGCTGCGTCTATTATGGGCACACTTCAAGCAGGGTATACTAATTTTAAATATGTATCCGATGCTACGAGAGAAATTGTAGAACGTGAAGCACTGTTAGGAGTATCAATTACAGGATGGATGAATAATCCTCATATTTTGTTTGATGAGTCCGTAATGAAAAAAGGTGCCGAAATTGTGAATTACTGGAATAAAATAGTTTCGGATATGATTGGGATAAATCAAGCAGCAAGAACGACATGTGTTAAACCTTCTGGCAATGCTTCAGTATTATTGAGAACTGCTAATGGTATTCACGGAGAACATTCCCCAACCTATTTTAGACATATCCAGATGAATAAAGAATCTAATATTGCAAAAATAATTAAACGGTTAGTTCCTGAAATGGTGGAAGACAGCGTATGGTCATCTTTGAAAACTGATTATTGTGTGGCGTTTCCTTTTGTAGCAAATGAACATTCTATATTTAAAAATGATTTGATTGGAATCGGACAGTTGGAATATGTTAAAAAAGCTCAACAACATTGGGTAGAATACGGAACGAATCTAGAATTGTGTAGAAACGAAAAATTACGTCATAACGTTTCCAATACCGTGACTGTAGATAATTGGGAAGAAGTAATTGATTATGTATATGAAAATATGCAATGGTTTGCCGGAATTTCGTTTATTGCAGTAAGCGGAGACAAGGATTACGCTCAAGCTCCCAATGCATCTGTTCTAAATGACGAACAATTGTTGGATAGTTATGGTGAAGCAATTCATCACACGAATGAAATAATTTTTAAATCTAAAGAATTGTTTGATAATAATTTATGGTTAGCTCTTTCTACGGCTAAAGGAATGGGAATAAGCATATCTAGTGATAGTGCTTTAGATACGGAACGCAGAATGTTGATGAATGCCATAGAACAATTTGATAATAAATGGTTCAACAATATTGATAAAACTATCAATTGTATAAAAGATGTTTATTATAATACAAAATGGAATAAGATTCAAGAAGTATTGCCTAATACTAATTTTGATTGGCAGATGTTGTTAGATGAAAAGAGAGACGTGGATATTGATACTATGGGAGCTATAGCTTGTAGTGGATTAGTAGGGTGTGAAATTTAATTTCAGAATAAATAATCGATAAGGAAAAACGAATATGATATCTTTTATTGCTACAATATTACTTCCATTTTCACTGCTTGGATTGTTTACTGTTTACCATTGGGTAAAATCTGCAAAACCTCCTGTTGATGCTTCCAATGTCATCAATTCGATTAGATTGTGGTGGTTTGCTCTAACTCGTAGGGAATTATTTGTTGATATATTCCCATGGCTAAAAAACGATGAACTGGAAAACGTAAAGCGAGATTAAAGTTTAATCTCGCTAAATCCATTACGTAGTTCTATTTCTAGTTTATTATCGAACATATTAGCTATCTCGTCTCTATGGGATATTACGAACATAGAAATATTATTTTCAATAGCAACAGCTTTAATCATTTTTGTGGCTAATTGCACGCCAACATTTCCTAATCCTACATCCAAACATTCATCCAGAATATAAAAATTAATCTTATCGAATCTGGATTGTAATACGTCTCGGAATGAGAATACTAAAGCTAAGTTGATTCTGGCACGCTGACCAGATGACAACGCTTTATACTCGTATGGTGTTCCAAATTGACTAATCTGTACAACCATTTCTTCATCAAAAATTACTTTATGGTTTAATCCGATCTTTGACAAATAATGTGCCATCCGCGAATTTAGAAATGGAATATTTTTGTTTAATAATGCTTTACGAATAAAAGAATCTTTCTTAGTTAATAATTTCAGAAGAAAATTTTGATGCTCTAGCTCGCTGTCCAATTCATCTAATTCATCTAAGGAAATTCTTCCCTCAATATTGCTAAGGGTGTCTTCTAGTTCATTAATCAATTCGACATACGGATTTGTAGATTTTTGTGTATCTTCCAGTTTATCCGCCTTTTTATCAATATCACTTTCGATCTTAAGTACCGATTGTGAAGTCAAACTGTATCCGAGATTGTTGATGTATCCAAAATCTGTATTGATTTTATTTGATAAATTATTTTTGTCAGCTATTAAAGTTTCTAAATCCAATTTAAGGTCCATTAGAGACGCATCGTATACAAACACATCTTCAATTGTAAATGGATTTTCAGATTTCTCCACCATTTCCAATTCTGTAGTTTTCTTTGTAATATTATTTTTAATCTGACTTAGATTGTTCGGAATATTCGGAATCTCTGAAATAGTTTGTTTTATATTAGATATTTCTAATTCTAATTCTTTATACTTTGATTCTATTTCTTTATGATCTTTTTCAAATTGTTCCAAAGCTTCTTCACATTCGTGAATTTTTTCTTTATTGCCATGAAATTCTTGTTTGCAGTATGGACACTTGCCAGATTGTACTTCGTGTAGTTCATCTTTTGATGTTTGTATAAGAGTTTCTGTTCGCAGTTTAGATTGATATACAATTTTCTTTTCATCATTCAACTTGTTCAGAATCGTTTTATTTGATTCTAATTCGATTTGTTTCTCTTCATAGAACTCTACATCAATTTCTTTTAATTCGGAAATCTCCGATTTTAGCCGTTCAACACTATTTGCCTTATTCTTATTCCAATTCTCATGTTTTTTATTATTTTCAACAATTTTATTAATTTCATTCTGTACTGTGGAAATATTGTTGTTTTGTTTATCAATTTTCTTAGCTAGTGTATCCAGATTGGATAGATTGTCTTTTAGATCGTCTAAGTCAATTTTAATCAAAGGCTTCAACTGTTCCGTCAGTTCCTTGATTAAGTTATTCTTGGTATCTTCCCAATTTACAGATTTTAATTTTGTCTGCTCCATATGATAGACGTGACGTTCACGCTCTTGAGAGAGCATTTCATTTTTCTTCTTGATATCTTCCATTTTCTTTTTGGAAGATGAAATAATTTCTTTCAGAGATTCTGCTTTTCTGGATAATTCCGTAAGACCGAATAGTTCTTCAAATACGTCTTTCTGATTCTCTTTAGAAGAGTGAGAAAACGGAAGATTCAAGAAAGGTTCGTATGATGCAGAAAATATAACAATTCTAGAAAATATTTCAAAAGGAATTCCAATAATACTTTCTATTTCTTTATTAGTATTAACAATGCTATCTTTAGTCTTATCATTGTCTTCCGTAAACTCTTGCGTATTGCCCACATACAATTTTACACCATCGCCTCCCAATGCTTTATTGGCTCGAAACCTGACAATTTTATAAAATGTTCCATTTTTTTCGAATGTAAGAGAGATTTCCATGTTCTTCCCATTGATATAGTTGATCATGTCTCCCTTGACAATTCCTGAAATGGTTTTATCATAACAGCAAACTGAAATAGCATCCAAGATTGTAGTCTTGCCTGCTCCGTTACTATCTACCTGACCGTCTACAATAGAATCATAATTCTTTCCTACTATCAACGTAGGTTTATCAAAATCTAATTTAACGGTGGTTACATTATTTCCGTAAGATCGGAAATTTCTCATTGTAAGTTCTAAAAATTTCATAGCTTTCTGTATAGCTCCACAAGTTTTTCATTATCTATTTTATCGTTTTTGATACGTTTTAGCAACTCTGGAATAATTTGATTTATCCCTTCTAGTTCTAAATCTTCAATCTCTTTCTCTATGTCTGTCATTTCTATGACAGTTTCATTTTTTTCTTCTAAAACAATTTCTCTAAGATTATATGTGTCCGATAGAGTTTGGCGAAGTTCATTAGTTTCTGAAAGTGTAATATCATCGTCTACATAAACTTTAACTCTAGCATTAGATTTAAGAATCTTTTTAGGAGACTTGAGAACTTCTGATAAAGATGCTCTGATGTATTTCGGACAATCGGGCCAATTGATATATTCTACTTCACCCGTAGAAAAATCGTGTACAGCCATTCCTCTATCAAAGTCATTAGCATCGCCAAAATCCATAGGGAATGTATTTCCAATGTAATGAACGTTTTTAGATGTTTGTCGTTTGTGGAAATGACCTGAATATATTTTCTTAGGTTTAGAATAACTGTTGGGATCAGCACCGTGTTCACATTTTACAGTTTCGCCAGTTAATACAAATCCTTTAAATTCAAAATGTCCCATGATAGTTTCGCAGTGAGAATATTTTGCAAAGAAATCGTCGTATTCTTCAGAGAATAAAAACGGAGTGAACACTAAATTATTTTCAGGAATTTCTAAAGGTTTGTTTATAATAACAAAATTCTCCAATTGCTCAAAAATCACCGTTGTAAATATGTCTCTCGTATTTTTGTAATACAAATCGTGGTTGCCAGTCAACATGAATATCGGTAGCTCCAACTCATTAAGTATCTTCGCACCCTTCATTGAATAATCCAAGGTAAGACCATTTATTGCAGATCTATGTTCATGCCAATCACCTAAAAAAGCTACTGCATCAACATTGCTATTCTTAACTTGTTCTGTAAACCATTTAAGAAAATTTATACAATCTTCATTGTGTTGTTCACTGTTGGCATGTTTACCAAAATGTATGTCCGTCAAAAGTGCGATTCGATTAATCTTCATTGTTTGCTTCTTCTGTTTCTTTAGGTTTCATAGCCGCTTCTGTTATAGAAGCTATTTCATTCATTATTGTAATGACTTCTTTATCTTCAATATTAACATCAAAATCGTTATATTCCATATAATCCTTGTCTCCAAGATCGGCGGAATCATCTGTAGAGTTTGTATAACGTTCTTCATAATTGAAGCTAGGATTTCTTCCAAAATCTACAAGAACGGCATCTCTGATATCACGCTGTTTACGTTCTTTATTATCAAATTGATGAAAAGCGTTATGTACAATTTGTGTATAATATGCAAACGGGTTAAAGAATCGTGTTCTATCAAACTTCCGCCACATTTCTACGAGTGTAAGCAGTGCAAGAGATTGCATGTCTTCATTGTATGAATATCCAGAAAATCTAGGGATAGATGCATAACGTTTAACTAAACACATAAACATTTTAGCCATTTCATCTGTGAGCTTATTTTGATCATGACAACGATCTATTTCGGCAAGCATATCTGAGTTGTTTAAGTAATTTTTCTTTTTCTTTTTAGGTAAATCTGACATAATTATATTCCATTTCAGTAAATTATACCATAAAAATATAAAAAATGCAATAGGATAAATAATCAAATAATTGAAAATTTAAGATGACTCCACAAGATGCCAGAATGATTGCTGACGAAATAGTAAGAGCAATTAATAAAAACTCATCATATACCGCACGTAAAGATGAAGGAACAGATTTTGCACACGATTCTTCACGTAAAACGAGATCTAATAAGCAAGATCCGACGAAAGCTACAAATGATATGATATCTTCTCTAAAAGATCTGTCAAAAAATTTTGATAGTGTTACGTTACGTTGGAAAAAGGCATTAGACGATGAAGCAATGTGGGTGCCGGGTGCCGGATTAAAGAAAGCTCAGGAAGAGTACGTTGAGTCTTTGGATGATCTTGCGGATGCTAACAAAGGAAACGCTAAAAGTGTAATTAAATCATTTGGTAATTTCATCAAGAACAATTCCAAGAATCTCGCCTTACAGCAGAAGGCATTTAATGAATTGCAAAATTACCAAAAAGCGGCTAAAAAATTAAAAAAAGAATTGGAAAGTGATAGTAGCACTGCAGATTCTATAAAAAAAGCTAGAGATGATTTAAATTCGGTAGGTGACGGACTGCGTGATCTTGGTGTTCATATTGAAAATGTAACAACCGTTTTTGATGCTAATGGAAAACTAGTTTTAGAAAATAATAAAATTCTAAAGCAAAATTTGGATGCTAGTCGTAAGATAACGAATGAAACGGAGCATCATGTTAATAATGTTAAAATGTTACATACCCAAGAAATAAACGCCAGAAAAAAAATGGTAGCTGGTCTTGTAGCCGGTTCGAAAAACGTTTACGGAAAATACCGAGATTCGTTGTATTCTCGACTACAATATCAACAAGCTGATAGAAATCTCATTGATAATTCTATGGAAAGGTACGGTGTTGGAGACTCAACGGTATATGAATATAAACAACGGAATATAGACACTGCTGCTTTACTTGGTGGTAGAGATAATTTAATGGCACTATTTGGTTCTACTAGAGACAAACTAAATGAACTGGGATGGAATAAAGAGGAAGCATTTAAGGCATCTGGAGAAATAAACACTATGCTTATGGGAGCAGGTGTTCGCCCTACTGCAGAAGCAACGGTTGACGTTGCCGAAATGGTAAAAACTGTAGCAAGAACTTATGGAATTGATACCACAGAAGCGATGTCCCAATTAACCCAAGAAGCCAAAGATAATCAATTTGTTATGGCAGCAATGGTTGGAAAGACTGATGAAGAGCAATTGGATATATTGAAAGGAATACTAGTCTCTTCTCGTATTACAGCAAAACAAGCCGGTTTAAGTACCGATTTCATGAAAAAACAAGAGCAAAATTCTCTTAATATGCGACATGCTGGTACTATCAAAAATCTAACATCTGGGATAATGACTGGATTGGCACTGGATCAATATGCAAGAATCGCTAAAGATAAGGGAATTAATATTACAAAAGAAGACCGAGATTTAATGCGAATGAGCGTAGGGCCGGGGCGAAGTAAACTTTCTACTGATCAAATAGCGCGCGCCACGAATCTAATGGCACAATATAATGAAATAATGGGCGAAAGTACGGAAACTTCTTCTATCGCAGCATTCAATAGAACAGATTTGAGAGGATCAGGAGGGCAAATAGTATTCGAACGAATGCTTGAAGGATCTGCCCTTTCATTGGCAGATATTGACAAAGAATTTTTAAACATTAAAAATCGTATGGATACTACCGCAGCGGCTGAATCGGGCAAAGAAGATCGTGAAGAATTCCGAGACATTAGCTCACTTATGGCAAATTCATATAATAAATTCGAATACGCCGTCACTAAATTTGATGAAGCTGTCAATACGTGGGGGAAAACCGTAATGGGAGCTATAGGTGCTTTGGGATTGACTGTTGGCGGAGGATTATTAGCAAATTCCTTACGCAAAAAGATTACTCCATGGATAAAAGAAAGAATTACCGGAGTAAAGCCTCCGGGAGGAAGTCCATCTGCCTCTAAGTCACTAACGCGAATGGGTGGCAAATTATTAGGCCGAGTCTCACCGTATCTTATGGTAGGAATGACAGCTTATGATGCAATGAAAGGGGCACAAGAAGGATATAAGCAACATGGAGATTGGATGGGTGGAGCATCTGGGGCAGCGAAAGGTTTAAATACTCCTTTGAATGTTTTAGGTGGCCCATTTATGGAAGCATATAATCAGTTTTTTATTGATAAGTTCGATACATGGAGTGATTCAAGAAGGAAAACTTTAGAGTCATCTAATATCGATCCTATACAAGAAAATATTGAAGGAAATACAGATACAACCAATAAACATTTAATAGAAATCAAAAATAGTATCGATAATCTAAATCCTGAAGCGTCTTTTAGAAATAAACAATATGGCTTACATGGAAAAGATGGAGTTCCTGTATCCCAATCTTCTGAAAATATAACATCGGGTATCGATAATCTAAATCCTGAAGTGTCTTTTAGAAATAAACAATATGGCTTACATGGAAAAGATGGAGTTCCTGTATCCCAATCTTCTGAAGACGGGGCTGCGACCTTAAAAGGAATTTTGAAAGATGGCGCATTGCAAAATATATCAATATCTTATACCGATGAAAAGGGAAGTCAAATAAATGATTATGATCCATCCGAATATTTGCTTAAAAAATATAATTTTGATGTAAAAGGAATTGAAAAACAATTAAATGCTGTATTAAATTCATTGAAAAAGAGCTTTCCGCAAAACACAAATATTGAAATGCCCCAAACAAATGGAACGGAAAGAGAAATCAAAAATAGTATCGATAATCTAAATCCTGAAGTGTCTTTTAGAAATAAACAATATGGATCAGTTAACACTGATAATGCTGGACTTGGAACATCTTCTCCTGTTAAATTAGATACTAGAGATAATTTAATGAAAGGAGTTTATAAAGCTTTCCAAAAACAAGGTATAAGCCATCAAGGAATTATGGCATTAATGGGAGAAATTGGGCGCGAAGGGTCATTCAAGGCTGATAACATATTTGGCTCACATACTGACGACAGTAATAAGGCAACAAATGTGGGACTTATTTCATGGCAAAAAGATAGAAAAGATGCTTTATTGAAAAAGATGAAAGAATCTAATTTATTAGATGAAAAAGGTAATATAATTAGATCACAAGATTCTTTAAATACGATGGCATCTTTTATGCTTGAGGAAATGAGAAGTGGACAACAAGGAAATGATGCTAAAAATTTATTGTCACAATTAGAGGCTGGAAATCTTGATCCTAATACTATGATGGATATGTTAGGAAAGCATGTAATCCGATGGAGAATTGATGACCCAACATACCGACCCGGTGGGATCAAAAATAGAACAGATTTTTATAATATGGCAAATGCTTTAATTTCAGAAAACAGTGCAGCAACATCCCAATCTTCTGTTTGGGGAGCGACAATGGATTCAATAAAAAATACTGTTAATGCTATCACTACAGGTAAAATAAAAGATGAAAACGGAAATTATATTAGCGTCACAGATCAGCTAACACCTGCTATGTTGCAAGTAGTAGAAAACACACTAAAAACCAAGGAAGCGGTAGTAAGTAATACCGAAAATCGTTCGGAAGTAGCTAAAGAAAATAGACTAATGAGTCAATACGAATCCAAGACTAAAATGGAAATAGAAGGACGTGCTGATCAGATACGTGAATCTTTTTCAAATTCAATGGCACCGTTAAGTAATACTTTTAACCGTATAGACAATATTTTAGGTAGATAATTCGCAATAAAATATTCATCATCTAAATAAAAGTGAACTGATATATTAAACTATGGCAATTACAAAAGTATTCAAAATCATTGATCCACGAAGTGCAGAAGTCGATTTAAGCGATAATATCGATTATTCGGGCCAAGGAAACCTATACGGAAACTACACTTGGTATCATAGACTTGTCAATGGTTCTGCTCAAAGAACATTGCGTTATAAAGAATATGATATAATGGATGCCGATATAGACATTGCCAGAGCATTGGATATAATCGCAGAAGAAATGGCCGGTAATAATTCTAAATCGGAAATACCATTAAACATAAAATTGGAATTAAACGGTGGGGCCAAAGTACGATCTAAAGTGGTCGCCACGTTGAATGCCGCCCTCAAAACTTGGTGTAACATACACGACTGGAAAAATAGAATATTTCCTATTGCTAGAAAAACTATAAAATATGGCGATTGTTTCTTTCTTAGACCAGAAAAGAAAAACTCTAGATTAATATACGTCCATCCAAAAAATGTAGTATCTGTTGCCGTTCCTAGAAATGATATAAGCGAAATTATGGCGTGGTTTATACGCAGTGATTTTGATACTGCCCAAATTGCTCCTAATATGGGTCAATTATATTTTAACGTTGGAGGGCAAATAGGAGATACTAATGTTGAACGATATAAGTCAGATGACGTTATACGTTTTACATTGAATGATGATATGAGCGATGAAGCCCCATTTGGTCGATCAATTTTGGCTGATGTATTCAGAACATTCAAACAAAAACAACTTTTAGAAGATGCGATTATAATTTATCGTGTGCAACGTTCCCCTGAACGTAGAGTATTTTATATTGATGTAGCCCATGTGCATCCTGCTAAAGTGGCTCAACATCTTGAACAAATTAAAAATGAACACAAACAGAAGAAAATTCCTACACCGGGCGGTGGTAAGGGGCAGGTAGAATCTATTTACGATCCTCAATCAATGAATGAAGATTTTTATTTTGCTCAATATAAAGATGGTCAAGGTTCAAGAGTGGAAACTTTACCTGCCGGTATGTCTTTGGGTGAACTTCAAGATTTAGATTACTTCTTCAAGAAAATTTGGAGAGGGATGCGTATTCCCCAATCATATGTTGATCCGAATAGTGAGGGAGGAACCTTCAACGATGGTAAAGTAGGGATCGCATACTTGCAAGAAATTAAATTTTCTTTATATATTGAGAGACTCCAATCGCATTTAGAACGAACCTTTGATATAGAATTTAAAAGATTTTTGAAAGAATCAAATATTTTGGTAGATGAGAGCATTTTTAAAGTAGTACTCCCTTCTCCAAGTAATTATGATACTTCAAGAAAGCAACAAATGGATGCTGAACTGTTGAACACTTATTCAACTGCTGATGGAATTGAAACGTTATCTAAACGTTTTGCAATGCGTCATTATCTGCAATTGACTGATGAGCAGATGATAATGAACGAAAGAATGCTTAGAGAAGAAAAAGGTCTTAATCCTGATGGCGATTATAGAGATTTGCCTAAACTATATAGCCCCAAAGATGCCGAAAGTGGTGGTTTTGAGGGTGGTTTAGGAACTTTCTCAGGAGGTCCAAATGAACCTACAGCATCATTTGATGATATGGAAGATATGGACGCTTTGGATACCGAATTAGACACCGAAGAAGAATCTGATCTAGGTACTGAAGATGAAAATGAAGAAAATACTATCCCAACATAAATAAGATAATGAAAATACAAAACTTACTAAAATTTGAAATAGATTCTGCTCTAGAAAATATTCCTACACTTAAAAATTTTTATACCAATTATATTCCAAAATATAAGAAAGAAAAAATGAAGAAAAGTGTCTATGGAGTAATCGGAGGAAACAGCGAATCTTCTGGTTCAGATGGTGGTAGTGGTGGAGAATAAAGGAAAAATAAAATGAGCGTAAAAGAGATATTAGGTAAATTTATTGATGCAGTAGTAAAGAATGATGACGATTCTGCAAAATCATTGTTTTCATCTTATTCTGAAATACGAATGAATACTTTGGTTAATCCGAAAAATGCGGTTATGGAATCTTTCTTATCTGAGTTGAAAGAAAATATTGATCTCGGAGACGGAATTACTTATAAAGGAACGTCCATTTTTGTAAATGGTAAGCGGGTCGGAAATGTAGAATTTGTTGATGAAGACGAAACTGGCGAAAAAAATACTATGCAGTTTGTTGGAATTGATGGCGATCCTATTGTCATTCCAAATAATGATGTGTCTGAATTAGCCAGCTATATTCAAAAAACTTTCGTAAAAGGTGTTTGATAATGAAAGATCAACTCCTAATAGAAAATTTAAATGCTTCAGAAGCGAATTTAATCACTGAAACATTTAAAGATAAAAAAGATACCTATTTACAAGGTATTTTTATGCAAGCTGAACAAAAAAATAGAAATAATCGTGTATATCCGTTGGGTGAAATGACTACTGCCGTAACCGCAATGAATGAACATATAAAATCAAATGGTGGATTGTTTGGCGAATTAGATCATCCAGAAGATAGGCTAAGTATAGCCATGGATAGAATTTCCCATGTTATATTAGAAATGTACATGGATGGAAATAATGTAATAGGAAAAGCTAAATTATTAGATACTCCCATGGGATTAATAGCTAAAGAAATTGCTAAATCTGGTGCAAAATATGGAGTATCTTCTCGTGGAGCAGGACAAGTTAATGAGTCCGGAATAGTTTCAGGATTCAAACTTGTTACTATAGATCTGGTAGTCAATCCTTCTGCACATGGCGCAATACCAAATACTATCTATGAGCATGTGGAGCTTTATAAAAAAGGAAAAATTTTATCTTTAGCTGAAGCTGTTCGTCATGATGACGATGCCCAAAAATATTTCAAAAAAGAAATAAGTAAATTTATTTCGGATATTTTCAATTAAAAAAAGGGACCATTTGGTCCCTTTTTTTAATTGTTTCTGAATAATGTAAAATCTATATCAGAATTTTCGTCTGAGTCGTCATATTCTAAATTAAATTCAGAATCATCAAATTCTTCCTCAGTACCATCAACAAATGAACGCTCACGCTCATTGTCAAGTTTGGTATATGCACTATCATCATGTACAATATTACCATCTTGATCTAATACGCCTAAATCAATTAAATCCAAAATTATTTCTATCTCACGATCATCGGCAGTATCAATGTTTACTTTACCATTTTTGATTCTTTCATATGTTCTACGTTCTAACGTATTCATTTCATTTGGAGAAATAACATTATTCGTTTCAAACGCGGCTTCCAATAAATCTCGTATTTTCATTTCTTTATCCTAGTTACATTTTATTTATCGTCACTAAATAATTTCCGAAGAAAAAGCGAGAATGTATTATGCCAATTTTTGATTTTAAATGCCCTAAATGTAATAATATTGATGAACGAATTGTTTCACATGGAACAACAGAAAATATATGTTCTAAATGTGCAAACAAATCTGAAAAGATAGATAAGATTTATAATTCTAACTTTAAGCTGAACGGGAAGTGGTTCAAAACTACAAAAGAGTATTGACAGTTTAGTTAGCATATGTAATGATATGTTCGTCCACTCACCGACGAGAAAATTATGAACAACATTTCAATTCAATCTATTCTTCAGATGCCAATAGTCAACCAAATGTTTTCGATTTATCTAATCTATTGTGCTATCATTATTTCAATTATTATGTTTATTGTGGGACCAATTATTTATCGTACCTATAGCGATGGGTATGATAATTATATTTCTTTACAAGAAGAAGGATACGATCTGGATTCTCCATTATTTGTACTTAGACCGAATCGAGTAAATAGCTGTACGTATATTTTTGACAAAAACTACAATACAGTAATGATGGAACAAAAAGAATACGCATTTTTGCAACATAGTCCACAGGTGCCATGTATTACTAATAATTTCGAAAAGAAAGATTTGGTATATAACAACCTAAAGAACACCAGAGGATTCACAATGGATTCTATGATCATGCCTTATTTCTTTATGATTGTTATGTGTGCTGTTATTATGCTTATCATTATTCATACTACTGCAAATAATACTCCAAATCGAAGGAATAAACTAAAAGTTGCTGCCATGGTAGTAGTCACATTTTTCTCTGTAATTTTGTATTTTATGTCGTACACAGATTATTCACATATGTCAACAAGGTTTGATACAGATTATACGATTAGAGTGATCTATCATAACTCCAATACCAATGAATACATCCAAATGCCTTACAACCATCTAGGAAAGATAATGCATGCTGAAAACTTTGATGTAAAATCTATCAGAAAGAATTATATGTTTAATTTAAATGATCTATAAAAAATGGGCCTTTCGGCCCATTTTTTTATGCTACTCTACGTTGGTTATTACCCAAAGAATCTTGTGATCTACTTCTTTCTCTACGCAATGTTGGCTGAACAGGTTTGTTGAATACTTCTGAAGGTCTACCAAAACGTCTATCATCATCCATTCTATCCATGTGATATTCAATTTCTCTGTCGGTCATATTGAGTTCTAACATTACATTCTGTAGTCTGTTTCTGAAATTATTGAGATATTGCATTATTTTGCTGCGATGTACTTTAGCTTCATCAGGTGAAAGATTCTTAGCGCCACGATTTATAGTACCTAATGCTCTACGTGCAGCTATATATTTTTTCTCCAGTTCATCAAATTCTTTCTCTAAATCACCTCGATGTTCGTCAACGAATCCTTCTGATATTAGGGTATTTAAAATTGATTTCATCTCTTTCATCTTTTCTTCAATGATATCGAAGCCATGGATACGTGTATTGTCTTCATGCATCTCTAGCAATTCTTTAAGTAATTTCATTATAATTTCCAAATCTATATTGACTTATTTATGATTTTGTGATAAGCTTGGGTTGATTTAAATGGAATTTTAATGAAACGACTTAGTTATAGTGGAATAGGCAGCCGACAAACACCTCAAGAGGTATGTGAATATTTCGCTGAAATAGCTTCTATTTTGGAAGATCATGGCTTTATTTTACGTTCTGGTGCAGCAGATGGTGCTGATTCAGCATTTGAACGTGGCGTAAAAAATATTAAAAATAAAGAAATCTTTCTACCATGGAAAGGGTTTAATAACCACTATTCAGTATTGCTTCCTGATGATAAATGTTTTTCTATTGTAGAAAAGATTCATCCAGCTTGGAATAAGTTATCAAATGGTGCAAAGAAATTACATGCCAGAAACGTAAAACAAGTATTGGGTGATAATCTAGATGATCCTGTCGAATTTGTTTTATGTTGGACAATTAATGGAGAAATCAAAGGCGGAACAGCTACAGCCATCAATATAGCGAAAAAATTGGATATACCCGTTTTTAATTTTGGTAAATATCCTAGAGTAGATTTGATGAAAATTGTATTTGAATCTTTTATAGAAAATTATTTGGAGAACGTATGAATTATAACGCATTGCCGGGAACACTAATACTATCAGTTCCTGAAAAAGATACAGTTGAACAACTAGGAAGTGGATTGTTAGTTACTAATACCAAAGATGTAGCCAGTACAGAAATAGCTACAGTTCTTTCCGCTGGAGAAGATTGCGGAGATATAAAAGTTGGAATGAAATTATTATACCAAACGAACACTGGATATAAATTGGACAAAGGAGTTTATTTCTTGAAATATGAGGATGTTATAGCAATTATTACTGAATAAAAACAAATTCTCTAAAAATATATTCACAAAATATAAATATTCAAAAGAATATATTTTTGGAGAAATAAATGGCAGTTTTAGCAGATATGGGTGTATATGGCACCGGAAAAGAAATTTTACAACCATTCCTTTCAAATAGGTTTCGCGTAGAATTTATGGGATTACAAGATACCGAGTATCTTACTATGCAGGTTATTACTGCTGATCGTCCTAAGTTACAATTTGACGAAGTAGTATTGGATAGATACAATTCACGAGCTTATATTGCTGGTAAGCATACTTTTGAACCTGTCAATATAGTATTTGAAACTGACGTTGGTACCAAAGTCATGAATGCTATTCAGCAACAGCTTGAGCATCAACAGAGATTGATTGCAATGCAGACTGCTCCACTAATGCCTGCTAACCGTGCTGGTGGTCGTTATAAGTTTACTACCAATATTATTCAATTGGATGGTGGCAGTACAGAATATGAAAAATGGTATCTTGAAGGGTGTTGGTTTCAAAACGTAGATTGGGGCAATTTAGATTACAGTGCAAGCGAATCTGTAAAAGCTACTGCGACAATTCGTTTTGATCATGCCAGACAAGAACTTATGGGTCAAGAGTATAGTGCGGTTGTTGAACCTTACGGCATCGCTCCGTAAATTTCTTATGGCACGTAGTTTACAAAAAGGCGGAATTTCCGCCTTTTTGCTTTTATAAATACAATTAATAATTAAATATACTATGGCTCGTTATACTAATAATATTACTATATTTTCCTCTAATGGAAAATTTGAAGAAGAAATGAAAAAACTCTATAAAGAACATATAGAAAGTTTAACTTTTGACAAAAATACTGAAAATGTACAAACATTTATTTTAGCAGAAAGAATTGGCAAAAATACTGATTATACTCATAGTGATATCTTAAAAGATTATGGAAATGGAAGAATCTCTTCAGGTTTAAAAAGTTTAGAACTTATTTCTATATTATGCTCGGGAGTATCTTATCAAGATTTATTTTTATTTGATAGAGTTGTATATACTGGTAATGTGTACAATTTTAAAAATTCTTCGGATACCGAATTGCTTGTACTGGTTTTGTCAAATTTGGGAATGGTGCAATACATCGAATCGTTGCCTAGTAATATAACGAAAGAATATATTGATATTTGCTTAAAAATTGGTAAACATGTTAAAGATGGAACATTTAATTTGACATCATATAAAAATTATTTTATTAAAGAAAGCAAAAAAATAGTAAAATTATATTTGGAATTAGTATAATGTCAACACTTACTTCTTATTTGTTATCCAGTGGAGGAAGAGGTGCGCCTAGAATCCCCCATATGATAGGAGATGTTCATGCTCCAAAATTGAAATTTTTATTTACCGCTGAATTTGGATTTAGAAGTATGTCAGCGAGCAGAGGGAATAAAGATTTATTGGTCATTGAATATGACTTAAAAAGTGCAGGGCGACCAAACATCAGCGTCAATCAAGAAGATGTCAATTATTATGGATATAGGACTAAGGTAGGCACTAGAATAAATTTCGGAACGATACGGTTGACATTTTATGAAGATTCCCTCAATACGGCAAGCGATTTATTATGGAATTATATGCGAACGGTAAGTCCATTAACTGATGGTGTTGGCGATAGTACGGTAACAACAACTAACGACGAAGTACAAGCTAACGGGATAGGCAATACTACAATTGGACCATTAGCATCAGGATCAGAAGATGGACCAATTAAATGGATGAAAGTTCATCATCACTATCTACAAGACCAAGATTCAAATAAAGTGACTACGTATCATTGTATAAATCCCAAAATAGAGTCAATTGAATTAGATGAACTTGATATGTCATCAAGTGATGCATCATCTATAACTATTGTATTTACTATTGAAGGTGTAACGGTATCCGAAGGATGAAATCGTCTAAAAATTTTAATAATGGATCTTCTAAATTTACAGCTAGAAATCCTCACAAATATCTTGGTGATCCAGATAATATAAGATGTAGATCATCTTGGGAGGTAGATGTATATACATTTTGTGATAATAATATTCGCGTAATAGCATGGTCTTCAGAAGAAATCGCTATTCCATATATGAAACCCATATTGAATAATGGTGTACCATCTGCTAAAATGGCAAATTACTATCCAGATTTGTATGTTGAATATGTAGATAAAGATGGAGTATTGCACAAGGAATTGATAGAAATAAAACCAAAGAAACAAACTAAGCCTTCTAAATCTAAAAATTATGCTACAAATTTTGTCGAAAATATGACATATTTGGTTAATCAATCTAAATGGGATGCAGCAAAAAAATATTGTGATATGAAAGGAATTAAATTTAATATCATTACCGAAGATTCTATTACAAAATTTAAATAATGGCAGTTGTTGTAGATAATTGTCATAAATATTAAAAATAAATAAGGAAAGCAAGTGAAAATTGATAATCTCAAAGAAACTGCATCAGCAGGATCTACGTCAGCGGGATCAATCGCAGCAGATATGACTGGAACATCTAAAGATAAGAATTCTAATTATTCGCTAAAATCTTTTATAGATTCTTGGCAGAAAAAAATTAAAAATAAATTTAAGCCATATACTATTGCTATTAATGAAAATTTTGATATAGAGAGCGTATTTTCTAGACTTTCGGGTATGGAAAGAAAAGGGTTAGAAAAAAATCAATCTACTGGAACTACTTTTGGAGTAGAAGACGACCAAGGTAACTTAATGAAAGTAACAGTAGATCGTTCTCAAGCAGATGCTTTTGAACAAGAAGTTGCAGAATATCTTGCAGATATTAAAAAAACAGCTTCGAATTTTCCAAGCCCTGAAAATGAAAAAAGCGTTTCTATGGCTGAATTACTTTTTAATTTAAAAGGAAAATTCAATATAATTGACGTGGAATTTCCAGAAATTCCAAAAGATGTAGTATATAACGTTAAAGATGCTACGCCTAGTGCGGATGTTTCATCTGATGAAGTATTTCCTGCTGAATTTTCTGATGAAACGGATGCGGGAATTGATGATCCAAATTCGCCAATGGATTTACGAGATTATAAAGAACCTGAAGATAATATTGATGGATTGGAGAGTATTGAAGACGATGAATTTGATATTTCTACAGAATTTCCAGATGATGGGCCAGATTCCGAAAGCTCTATTTTAAATAAAGTTATAGATATGCTCAAAGCGCAAGCAGAATCTGAAATAGAAAAAGCTAAAGCAGATGCCGAAAAAGCCAGAGCGGAGCAAGCTAGATACACGGCTCAGGCCACTCAATCTGCTCTTAAAGATCAAGAAGAACGCCTTAAATATGAAATTGAAATAGAAAATGAAAAGAAACGTGAAAAAGAAGCCAAAACTTTGGCAGATATGGCAAAACGTAAATTTTCACAAACTATGTCTGCCGTATCAGAAGCAGATGAAGGAATGAAACCCGGAATGGTAATGCGTCAGCGCCAGCAAATTGCTTTACGTTATCAATCCGAGCCAGACGATTCCCCCGAAACTCGACAATATAAAGCTAAACAAAAAGCAGAAGCTATGCGAGAATGGATGTCACGTTATCGACAAGCTATAAACGCGGATAGACATGAAAAACAATTAAAACAAAAAGAACGCGAAGAACAAAATAAACAAAAACAACAAGACAATCAATCAGATCAATCAAATCAACAGGATTTTGAAAATGAAATTTAATAATTTTGACCAATTGATTGAATATCTATTCGGAAAAGATTTTTCAAAATTAAATTTTGAAATTGAAGAAGAAATTGACAATCCTGTAAAATGTGATGGGGATTGTAGCGCAAATAATACTACTGATAAAGTAAATGTAACTTTTAGCGGGCTTTCGGATAACCCTGAACAAGAATTTGTCGTTTCAAATGAATCATATTTATTAGTTGAAGATTATGACCATATGCCTAATACTTGTTCGGCTTCAAAAGTGTCAGTATTCGGAAAAGAATTGTTTATGACTATTTGTGAAGATATTAACGGCAATTCTTTAGCGAAAATGAACGTTATAGTAAATGGAAATTTAATAACAAATAAAGAATTCATTCTTACCAAAGACAAATCTATCGGCAATCAAATTAAATTATGACAATAAAATCTCCTTTTTTGATTATTAAAGATTTTTTATCCCCTTTAGAATGTGAAGAAATATTGCAAATATACGATTGGAACTTTAATAATGTAAATGAAAATGGAAAACCGATCAAATCCATAGTTCCGTCTCCTTTGTATAGCCGTAGAATATGGAACCATTTGGAAGACTGTTTTGATGATATTCAAGAATATTATGATATTGATATAAAACATGTAGATGAAGTCTATTTTGAATGGTATCCCGAAAACTGTATAGATGAAGGATTGCGTTGCGAAAATTCAATATACAATAATGGGAAATGGTCTATAGTAAATCGTAATGACTTTTCTGTAATTATATTTTTAAAAGATTATTGTATATCCAAAGATATTGACCCGGACTACGAATGTTATGGTGGGCAACTTGAAATGATAAATCATAAATTCAAATTTTCACCAGAACGAGGCACAGCAATAATATTCCCCTCAAATCAATACTTTGTCAATCGTACAGTTCCATCTAAAGTTGGAGACGTATGTCAAATACGAACTCATATAACATGCGAGCAATTATTTAATTATAATCCATCAGATTTCCAAGGTGATTATACTCTTTGGTTCCGAGAATTGTGAGTAGTTGACAAACGTCGCAAAATGTAGTAAATTATAGTCCAACCAAACGGAGAACTATAATGAGTGACAATGTTGAAGAATCATACGTACTACCATCAAACCCTACAGATCGTGCAAAAATTAAAGACGCACTACATGAAATGGCTGGAGCACTTCAATTCATTGAAGATAAGCGTCAATATATTAATGACGTAGCTGCTTCTCTTAATGAAGATTTCGATATTCCCAAGAAGATAAGCAATAAGCTTGCTCGCACATTGCATAAGAATAATTATTCTGATGTTGCTACAGAAGCCGATAGTTTTATTACAATTTTTGAAGTATTGTTTAACGGTGGGGCCGTACCTACGGTAGATGGCGACGAAAACGAATGAGCTATATATCAACTCAAATGTCACGCAATTACAACGAAGTTATGGTTTGGGAACGAACCGCGACGGGCAGGGTACTTAAAACGTACTCTGCCCCTTGGTATTTCTATGTGCGTGACGATGGTGGGGAATATTCAGACATTTACGGTGGTAAATTGTCTAAATTGGAATTTGATAATTATAAAGATTTCAAAGATGCCAGAGATTCTTACAAATATCGTGGAGAAAAAACATACGAAGCTGATATAAGTGCAGAATCCAAGATTTTATCAGAATTATATTACAATAGTACCGATAATACAGAAGATCATATATCCTTTTATGACATCGAAGTGGATTACGATAGAACGCAAGGAATGGCTAATGGAGACAACCCGTATGCTCCAATTAATGCTATTTCATTGTTTCATTATTGGTCTAAGAAATCATATATGCTACTGGTGTCGCCTCATTTAAGTAAATGGAACCCCGGCCCAAAATGGACAATAGACGATTTAAGTGACGAAACCAAATCACTTGCTGATATTAAATTTTTCAATTCCGAAAAAGAACTGTTACGTGAATTTTTCAATTTAATTGAAGATACGGATTATTTGGTTGGGTGGAACAGTGCAGGATTTGACACGCCGTATGTTTATGAACGGTGTATACGATTATTTGGTGAATCCGGTAAGCATATGTTAGGGTTTCCTAATGCAAGAGAACCAGCATACAAAGAAGTAACTGGTAAATTCGGAGCCGTGGACAAAACATTAGATGTTTATGGGCGTGAGCATGTGGATTATATGAAACTATTTCAAAAGTTTGAAATGGAAATGCGACCGTCATACGCTCTTGAATCTATTTCGGAAGAAATCTTACCCGAACTTCCTAAGTTAGAATACGAAGGCTCTCTGTATACATTGTATCGTGAAGATTTCGAACACTTTGCCAGATACGGCATTAGGGACTCTGAATGTTTGGAAGGTTTTGAAAACAAACTGGGATATGTAAGATTAGCAATACAATTGGCGCATGGGTCCACGGCACAATTCAAATATGTTATGGGGACATTGAAAATAGTCGAAAATGCTATTATCAATTTTTGTCATTATGATGACGATGTTAAAGTTCCCGATAAAGAATACAATATTGAATTTAGCGACGAGAAATTCACGGGTGCTGCCGTACTTAAGCCTAGAGTTGGTATGCACGAGAATGTTGTATCCGTTGATATAAATTCACTTTATCCTTCGGCAATACGAACTATAAATGCTAGTCCAGAAACCATTGTAGGACAATTTTTCGACAATCATTCCTCATATAGAGAAATAATAAACGAGACTGATTCTGAAATATTTTTTAAAAACGAATTGGGTGAAGTGTTTTCTAAAACTGCCAAGGAATGGAAAGAATGGATTTGGGATAATGATTACACGTTGAGTGCGTATGGTACAGTATTTAATAACGAAAAAGAAGGTATTTTGCCTGCCATTCTAAGAAGATGGTACACATTGCGAAAAGAATACCAAACCAAGAAAAAAGAATATAGTGCTAAAATGGATAACTGTAAGGTTGATTCCGAAGAATATATAAAATTCAAAATAAAATATGAATATTATGATAGATTGCAATATGTTTATAAAATTTTATTAAACGCATCATACGGCAGCTTAGGAGATAAATTTTTCAAGTTTTTTGATCTGCGTCTTGCTGAAAGTACTACTAGAACAGGTAGAGAAATTTTATTTCATATGATAGCAAAAGTATCTGAACTGTTGGATGGTGAATATAAATTTCCAGAACATAAAATTGTAATGGACCCAACAACTAAGAAAATGAAGGATGAGTTTTATCCTACCAGTGAATCCATAGTATACGGAGATACTGATAGCTGTTATGCTCTTACTCATGCTACGGATGTGGACATGGCTAAGAATATAGGATATGCTCTGGAAAATAAACTTAATGAATCTTTTAAACTTTTTACGAAACCGGCTTTTAATTCGAGTTATGATGTTGTCCAATGCGGTTTGGATCTTGTTTCTCCAAAATCTATCTTCTTAAAACCGAAATATTATATCATGCATCTCAGTCATTTTGATGGCAAGGATTGTGACAAAATGAAGGTTATGGGATTACAAATTAAAACAACTAAGATACCTAAGCCAGTTGGGAAAAAATTGACTAAATTTGTGGAAAGATTACTTAAAAATGATACATGGAGAACAATTCAGGAAGAAATTGTGGAATATAAAGAAACAATTTTGCGAGCAGATAATCCAATGGATATCGGACTGCCAAAAGGTGTAAAAGGATTTGAGGAATATTATTCTAGATGGAAATCTAATGATCCTACTTTAAAACTTCCGGGACACATTGCAGCTTCTATTTTTTACAACGAATGTCTGGAGAAATACGGTGATCTAGAATCTCCCAAAATTGTTTCAGGTTCACGCTTGAAGTTGTTTTACTTAAAGAGAACTTTTGGAAGATTTAAATGTATTGCGATCCCTACAGATTTGAAAAAATTTCCAAGTTGGTTTGAAACACATTTTGTTCCTCTTATAGATGGTGATGCACAAGGAATAAGATTAATTGACAAACCGTTGGAAGGAATATTGAAAGCAATTGGTGAAAGGATTCCATCTCGGAAGACTTTGCTGTATGATGATTTAGTCGAATATTGAGATAAACATGAAAAAATTAGATAAAAAAATAATTAATGTAATACAAAATGGAATTGAAATTGGGGCAGCATTAGGAATCGAATCTATTGTAATGGATAATATTTCATTGCGTGGAGAAAACTCTGAAACGTCTACAAATATCATTTTCAATACGGATGGACTAGATTTCCCTTTTGATGCTATCGGGATAGGCCGTGTATCGCTGTTTAAGACACGTCTAGCTATGTTTACTGATCCTACTGTAGAAGTTACTGTGGAAGAGCGTAACGATCAACTGATGGCTTCTAACGTGCATATAAAGCATGGGAGAACATCTGCCGGGTTTAGATGTCAAGATCCTTCCAGAATTAAAGCTCCCAAGAGAATTAAAGATGAAGTAGTGTACGAATTGCATCTGAATGATGATGATATTACACGAATCAATAAAGGCATTGGAACAATGTCATCTGAAATTGTCAATTTTTATATTGAAGATGATAAGATGGTAGTAGGAGTATCAGATAAAGAAGGTGATATTTTCACACACGAAATTGAGGGCGGATATAGTGTAGTATCGGATAATGCTACAAGATCATTCAGTAAGACATATAAGTCAAAAACATTCAAGACGATTGTAATGAATTTTATGAAGAAAGACAATAATGAAATTCTCCCAATAAGTATTACAAGTAGAGGTATCATGAAAGTGGAAGTATTAGGGATTGATATTTACTTATTCCCGGAACGATAAAAATAAAGGAAATGATTATGGAAAATAAATTTGAAGATTTAGAAGATTGTATTGTAGTATATTATATCTTTATTCATTCCCGAGACATTAAGCGACAAAACGAACACGCTCTAGAACATGGTAGAATCATACAATGATACAAAAAGCATACCAATACAGATGTTTCCCTAATCCAAAACAACAGACCCGGATGAACCAAACATTCGGGTGTGTCCGGAAATATTGGAACATTCTCGTCGATTGCTTTAATAATTTCATTGATCCGAAAACAGAGAAAGAATACCGACAAGAGTTCTTTTACATGAAAGACGTTTCTGCTGCCGCGCTACAGCAGAAACGTCGAGATTGCGATGAAACCAAACGACAATTTTACGATAAAAAGCGTAAAGTGCAAATCGGAAAAATGCAATTTAAAAAGAAAGGAAAAGCTAAAGATTCCTATCGGCTACCTAATCAAAAATTCAAAATAGATCAAGAAAATTCAATGATCTGGCTGGAAAAAATTGGTTGGGTAGCCATCAAAATGGATCGACCAATCCCTGAAAACGCTAAATTGTTTTCTGTCACGGTATCACGTCATCCATCTAATCAATATTATGTTTCTATTCAATTTGAAATCGAATCCGAGCCGTTTCCGCTAACAGGGAACCATATTGGACTAGATTTCGGATTGAAAGATCTCTTCGCGGCTTCTAATGGGCTGGCCGCGAAGAATCCTTCGTTTTATCGCAAAAACCAAGCGAGACTACGAAAGGAACAAAAAGCCCTCTCAAGAAAAGTATTTGGAAGCAATCGCTATTATAAACAAAAACGAAAAGTAGCTCGGGTACATAAACAAATTGTCGATGCAAGATCGTATTATTTGCATAACCTTACGACCCGGATTGTCCGGGTATATGATTTGATTTGTGTTGAAAACTTGAACGTTGCGGGAATGAAGAGAAAGTTTGGGAAATCCGCCAGTGATGCTTCAATTAGCGAAGCCATTCGTCAACTAGAATACAAATCCCTTTGGTACGGTAAAACACTAGTCAAAAACGACCAGTGGTTCCCCTCTACACAATTGTGCTCTAGTTGTGGAACAAAATGTGGTCCGAAAGGACTAGAGGGGTTGTCGGTTCGTGAATGGGAATGTAGCGAGTGCGGAATAGTGCATCAACGTGACAACAACGCAGCTAAGAATATTTTAATGGAAGGATACAGGGTATTGACAAATCAACAATATCCTAGTAATATTGGATCGAATGATCCTGAATCGGTGGAGTACACCGATTACAAACATGGAGAATCTGTAGGACTAAAAGATTGGACAGCAATGTTGCCCAGTCAAATGCGGGATTCGATGAAGTGTTTACTGAATGGGATGTCTTGAAATGACATTAAATTTAGATACTATTGAAGTACCATCCAATGTGTCCCTAGATCAAATTAAACAGCATCTTGAAAAAATTAAACAAGGTATATCATGAAAATTATTAAAGAATATTTTAAAAAGAAAAAAGACAATAAAGAATTAATACAAAATGCCTTGAATTTTTATACAGAGCATTTAAAGTTAATAAAAGAAAAGGAAGCTAGACGTAATGGTTTAATGATGACCAATATACCTCATATTAGAAAAATGTCTATAGAGGAATACGATATTCATAATCCTCCCGAAGAGCCTGCCCATACTAGATGGGAATACAATCAAGCGTTTATCAAAGAACTGAAGAGCAAAGGATACTCTGGAACAGATGAATATATTCTTTCTGAATGGGAAGAAAATACTGCTAGAGAAAAGCTTCAGCAACAAATTAAGACGGAACGAGAGAATAAGAAAAAGTCTTCTAATCCTTGGGTAGAAGTAGTAGGAACGACTGATGAAGAGTATGAAGAGGGTTCTCCACAGGTACGAACGGAATTTGATTGGAATACTGCTTTTGTAAAAATGCTTAAAAATAATGGCTACACTGGATCAAGCGAAGAAATTATTGTATACAAATGGTTTAAAGCCGTTGCAGAAATTATCGCTACCGATATTCATAATGAAAGGTTTGATTGATGAAAAAGCGTTCCCTAATTATCGATGCTAACAATATTCTTTATAGAACTTTCTTTGCACATAGTAAAGAAACTTTAGACGTATTGGTTGGTATGTGCCATCATAGTGCTTTATGGTCAATGCTAGGGTTTTATAAAGAATATCCTGCTGATGAAATCGTTGTAGCATTTGATGCTAAATCATGGAGAAAATTTTATACAGAAAATCTTGATGAGTGCGTTACCGATAAAAAATATAAAGGAGAACGTAGGAAAAATTTAACCGAATCAGAGAAGCAAAAATTTGCAATATTTGATGAACACGTTGACGCATTTTATGAATTATTGAAAAATGAAACGTCTTTGTTGGTATTAAAACGAAAATATTTAGAAGCAGACGATCTTATTGCAGGATACATACAAAACAATACAAATATGCAACATATATTGATATCTGCTGATAAAGACTATATGCAATTGTTAGGAAAAAATGATTTAATTTTAATAGACCCTGATTCCAAAAAACCACGATCTTTAATAGACTATAATGATGATCCTGATTATTACATGTTTGAAAAATGTTTTCGTGGCGATACATCGGATAATATTATGTCAGCATATCCAAGATTGCGCAGTACAAAGATTAAAGAAGCATATTCAGATAATTATCTGAGAGAAAATTTAATGGAGCATACATTTACTATGCTAATCAACGATTCTGAAGGTAATATTGTGGAAAAAGAATATAAAACTAGGGACGTATTTGAAGAAAACAATTTTCTTATGAATTTGTCATTACAACCTGATTATATTCGTGAATTGATAGATAAAGAAATTTCTGAAGCCACGAATAGTCGTGGGAAATTCAATTATTTCAAATTTATTAAATTCTGTGGAAAACATGAGTTAAAAAATATACTAGGTAATATCGAATCGTTTATTCCACTTCTTTCTAACAAACGATTTAGTAGATAATCAACGCATCAAATGTTCGTTTGGGCCTTTATAATGTTCGTTTGGGCCTTTATCATTCCTCATATCATCTGGTAAGCCGCGTTCCCATTTTCGTCCTGTAGCAGTATACAGGCCGAATATGCCAGTAGACAGCCCTATAATAGTAGTAACGAATGCAGTTTGAGAAGTTGTCGGACCCCCTACCATGTCTACTATCGTACATGCCATGATTTTAGCTTCTTCCATAGAAATTCCTTGATCCAAAACCATTCGCAATATTGTAGGATCACATTTTTCTTGTATAAACGTAGGTATGGATTTGAACCATAAATAAAGATGAAATACAAGAAAAGAATATATCACCAAGATTATTCTAGGAATAACCCTCCATGCATCAAAAGATTCCGCAAGGGATAATGAGTATTTTCTAAATTTTAACATATAATTATTTATCTTTTCGAATTAAACAAATGGGCAAATTGACTTTTAATAAAACGATTTCATCTGACAATTTTTTTATATTGGATAACAAATATTTCAAACAACTAACTGTTTTAATCAGAAAAAACTATGATAGAAAGTAAAAAGAAAAAACGTAAAAAGAAAAAACATAAAAAAAACTTGAAAATAGGACGCCCCACCAAGTTCAAATACCTCCCTTATGAAGAAGCTAGGGAAATTGTTAGGAATGAATGTTTATCTTCAAAAAATCAATATTTAGATTGGTGGGATAGAAACCGACCTGTAGGGCTGCCGAGGCGTCCGGATGCTCCTTATGCTAAGTATGGATTTACTTGGGCATCGTGGCTAGGTGTAAATAATAGTTTTGGAGCAAAGCATTATAATAGGGATCATAACAGAAACCGTACCAGAAAGTTTCGTCCATTAGAAGAAATTAAAAAATTTGTTGCTTTACATGGAATTACTTCCCAACGAGAATGGTTTGAATTTGCCAAAGTGCATGGATTGCCAGAAGATATTCCGACTCGTCCCGATATAGTGTTCTCGTCAATACGTAAAAGACAACTCAATGAAGCTAATTGGATAGGGTGGGGAGATTTCTTAAAATATTCAAGAAATATTAATTCAATTGAAGATAAAATAAATGTAGTTAAACCTATTTTGTATATTGCTACTAGTCCATCTAATATCAATAATGTATTCATTATAAATGTTATTGGAGGCGGAGTTTATGAATTAAAACAACATATAACTTCTCTTGGAGTTAAATTGATTGCAGCTTTTTATACTACTATTGATGCCGAACACAAAACTATCCTAAAAACTCTCAATAATTATATCTATGGTCAACAAGATGAATATCTAAGTCATAATATTTGGGAAATTATATCAGATTTAGAAATGGTTTTAGAGAAAGTTAGATTAACTTAATTTACTTTCGCGTCGTCTTTTTTTATACCTAAATATTTTTACTAATAGGAAAAATACAAAATGAGTAAAACAAAACAAAAATTTCCATATCACTTTGAATGGTCAACATCGCACCCTCATATTGCATGGATAGATGTGCATAATAATGGTATTGCAGAAGAAGTAGCCGTGTTAGGTATTGACCAAAGAAACGGTGACGTTTACCTGATTCCAATCACTACTCTTGATACGATTGATCGTAATCGTCTTACGAATATTATAGGAAAACGTGATGCTGCAAAATATCAATTATGGGATTTAATGAGTACTACAGTTCTAAAAAATGGTTTAAATGCTCTTGAATATTTCAATCAACTAGTAAAAGTTAGAACATTATCAGGACAATTGTTAACTCCCGGTGGTGGCCGTATTGGTGCATCATTTGCTACCAATAAAAACATCTCCACTAAGCCTCAGAACAATCAAGTTGTTGCCACTCCACAACAGCATGTGCAATCTCAAGCTCAGCAAGTAGAACCCGAAGGTAACTTTTTCGCCCAACATGCTCAAGAAGAAAAAAGTGTCAAAAAGAAATAAGATTAATTGAAAATGTATGAACAAAACAAGCCACATTACGTGGCTTGTTTTGTTTTAGGCTATATCCAACAATGAAAGAACTTAAACAGTTTTTAATAGAAAATAAAAACTGGACAAAAATATTCGCTCAATCAAATGACGATCATATCAAATCTTTAGAGAATTGTTTAATAAAAGAAACTGACTTTCTCCCAAGAAATGTCAAAAATTCTCAACGTGGGTGGCATATTGTAAACGACATTTATAAAATACCCTTATGTAAACATTGTCAATTGAACTTTGTAAAATTTGGGATTGTGGGAAAACAATATTCAAGAAAACGTAGAAGCTTACTGTAAAATATCAATACTAAATATCAATGTAATTGAATCCTAAAGAATGAAAAAAGATAAAATTTTTGTTAGCATAGCATCGTATCGTGATCCACAACTGATTCCTACCATAAACAGTTTAACTGATAATGCAAAGAATCCACAAAACCTTAATATCGTAGTAGCTTGGCAGCATGGTGATGATGAATTCCTTAAAATGTTTGAAGATGCCGGTTTCGTAGTTTCAAAAATTATTGAATCTAATAATAAAGTGAGGTTTTATCCTACCGTAGAACTGAAACGCAATAAAGCTAGATTGATTTTGATTGACATCCCTTATCTAAGCGGATTAGGAGCATGTTGGGCTAGAAGTCTAATTCAACAGTTGTATAAAAATGAACAATATGCTTTGTATCTTGATAGCCATCATAGATTTGTGGAACATTGGGATACCAAATGTGTGACGATGCTTGAAGAATTGCGCACAGATGGATATCCTAAACCACTACTAACTGCTTACCTTCCCTCCTTTAACCCTACAAACGATCCTCAAGAGCGTGTCAATTATCCGTGGGAGCTACATTTTGATAGATTCATTCCCGAAGGCTGTATATTCTATATGCCTGCACAAATTTCAAATGAAACAGCTTTATCCAAACCCTCCCCAACAAGATTCTTTTCAGGACATTTTGTGTTTGTAGACGGTACACACATTAAAGAAGTCCCCTATGATCCTAATCTGTTTTTCCACGGTGAGGAACATTCCATGGCAGTGCGAAGTTATTGCGGAGGGTATGATTCATTTAGTCCGAATAAGGTGATAGCGTGGCACGAGTATACTCGTAATGGTAGAACCAAATATTGGGACGATCATACGGATGCTATTAAACAGTCTGGAAAAATTGATAAGCATTGGTGTGAAAGAAATGATTTATCACATAAACGCTATAGAATATTATTTGGGATGGATGGTGAAGATCCTAATCAAATAGATTTTAAAGATTATGGATTTAATGGTCCGAGAACTGTCAAAGAATATGAAGAATTTGCTGGAATAGATCATATACGCAGAGCAGTAACACAAGAAGTATTGGATCATAAATATCCTCCCGGCACCATCAAACATAATGAAAATTGGATTGAGAATTTAACTCGATCTAATGATGTTAGAGTATTGATACATAAAAGTGAATTAGGAGAAATCCAAAAAGATTATGATTTCTGGTATGTTGGAGCGCATGATGAAACTGGCAAAGAACTTCACCGGAAGGATTTAACACGTAATGAAATCCTTAACTATTTACGTAATGATTTTATTGACTTCAGATTAATATTTTTACATAATACCATTCCTCACTCCTACACAGTATGGACGCATAGTAGAAGTAAAGGATGGTTAACCAAAATAGATAAATTAGTGGAAAAAAATGGATAAGAAAATTACTTTAGTAACAGCATTATATGACATAGGACGTGAATCATTATCAAACGGTTTTTCTAGAAAATTTGAACATTATTTAGAAAAATTTAAAGAGTTATTAAATAATGATTATCCAATGATTATATTTTGTGATGAATCTTTAGAGAAATTTATATGGTTACATAGATCAAAAGAAAACACTAGAATTGTATACAAAAGTCTTGAGGATATAAAAGAATATCCTCATTATGCGGATATTCAAAAAATTAGAAATAAATCATCATGGAAAAGCCAAGCTTCATGGTTGCACGATAGTCCGCAGTCTCAATTAGAATTTTATAACCCTATTGTGATGGCGAAACAATTTTGGCTCAACGACGCTTCAATATATAACACATTTAATACAAAATATTTTTTATGGGTGGATGCTGGGATAACATCTACAGTTAATATAAATTCATATTTGCGAGATGAGAAAATAGTAAAATTGCTGTATAAAACAATGAATAAAATGTTGTATATTGCGTTTCCATATGAAACATCTACGGAAATTCACGGATTTAAAAAAAATGCTATAGATGATTTTGCAGAAGATAATGTAACTCGTGTAGTACGTGGTGGGATTTTTGGAGGTACAAGAGAAGCAATAGCTTCTATAAACGAAGTATATTATCGGACATTGATGGATACATTAAATTCTGGATATATGGGAACGGAAGAATCAGTATTCACAATATTGTCATATAAATTTCCTTATTTAATTAATTTAGAAATGATTAATGGAGACGGGCTAATTTATACGTTTTTTGAACGGTTAAAAACAAACAAACATGAAGCGTCATCATTTTCAGATGAAATTGCAATTTACGTATTGACGTATAATGCTCCTAAACAATTTGAATTATGGGCCGAAACTTTTGAAAAAACGTATCCTGAGTTTATAAATTCGTCTCCGAAATATGTAGTCAATAATAGCGATAATCCTACATTAATTCCAGAATATTTAAAATTGTTTAAAAAATACCATTTTAAAGAAATAAAATATAATAATATTGGAATAACTGGAGGAAGGTACGAAGCCGCGAAGCATTTTTCTAAAACTAGACATGGATATATGGTTTTTTTTGAAGATGATATGTTAGTTTCTAATTCTAAAGAAAAATCTTTATTTGGTTTTAATCAATTTTTTAATAAAAATATATTCAATAATGTCAAAGATATATTAGAAATGGAAGAATTGGATTATATGAAACTGTCATTTGATGAATTGTATGGCAATAATGCAACAAATTGGGCTTGGTATCATACTCCGACTTATATGAAAAATACGTATTTTCCAACTAATAGTCCCAAATCTAAAATAGATCATATAGATTCTTTTAAAGGAATTCCATATGCAGTGGGAAACTTTTTTTATTGTAATTGGCCTATAATGTTTTCTCAAATCGGAAACAAGAAAATGTTTATTTTAAATAAAATAGGTTATACCCATGAAGGGGCTTATATGTATCGCTCGTTAGAAAAACATTTTACTAATGAGCTAAAAAGTGGTTGCTTGTTGGCTTCTATTATCACACATGATAGAAGATTCGATTATGAAAGGGAAAAAAGAAAGGAGTGCTAACTCCTTTCTTAGATTTTACATTTATTAGTTTTTGAATCGCTATTGCTACCAATACTGATTGTCAATGTATAGACTATCCTAATAGATTTGTCTCCTAATTTGGTCATTGGAGGAAATATTAAATGAGATAACAAACGTTCCCGCTCATTTGATGGATTTACTGGATCGTTCATTACGCCAACATTATCTCCATCGGTTTTGTTTACATTGACATTGTTACATACATTATTAGTCAATACCGTAAACAGATTATCTGTGCTACTTGTAACGCAGAACAATTCAACAGATGAAGAACTCCCAGTTGATAATGACTGGAATGTTAAAAATCCATAAGATTCTTTATCGGCAATAGATGGATATTCTAAACCTTCAGTTCTGTCGGTAATGAATACATATGAATAATCAGAAAACACATTTCCGCCAATTATCCATAATCCGCTATTTAATCCTTCACATAAATCACCATATGTAAAACTATTACCAACTCCGGTACCACCATTAGGAGTTCTTATGGTAGTTTCTAGTAAATTTCCATCTATAGAATATGACATTTCATATGTGGTATTTGGCTGCAATGTAGTAGAATCTGTTGAAATCTTGTTTCCTACGTTTACACTACCATATCCATGTGTTGGTGCAGCAGGTTTACCATAACTGTATAAGCCTATTTCATCAAATATAAATGATCGTTCATTTTCGTCTATTGCTATTCCGAAATCGTTCACGGTGCCTAATTGTCCGGACGGTTCATTTCTATTCAACACTGCAGTAATTACCACATTAGATTTGTTTCCAACTTCTTGTGAATAGACTCCGCTTCCAGAAGGATCATCATCTGGTTGTGATCCCCCTCCTGTTCTTATATTACCCGGTTCTGCTGATCCCGGATCATATCCAAAAAAAGGACTTGTATCGTCAACGACTTCAGAATATGTTTCATTGTACAATCTAGATTCCCATGATCCGTTTCTTCCATCATTTGGTGGATTAAAAATTATAGTACCAGTAGGATCAGTAATTGTACCACCATTACCAAAAGCAATTCTATAAATTGATGAATTTGCTTCATTAGCTAATGCTTTAGATAAAATTCTAGACATATTTTGCGCATGAATAGCATTTTTTTTATTTAATAGAAGAGTATTATTGTCATTGTCAAATATTTTGACTTCTCCTATTATTGAGATTTGTTCATTTTCCGTAAATTTCATTGTATATTCCTAATCATTGTTATTTATTTCTTTTTTAGTTGTATTGCTTAATATGAGGATACGTGGTTTCAAGGTTATCATTTACAGAAAACAATTCTTTATCGTAAAAAACAAATGAGGGATAATATGAATCTACCATTTCGCCACAATCTATTATTTTATCTAATATTTTATCAGTGTATCTGTAAGGGTCTTTAGACAGAAATATTAATAGTCCTTTATCAGGAATATTCTGAAAATCTATTCCATTATATGAAATTTTAAGTATTTTAATAGCGGTTCCATCAGGAATATCTGTCGCAGTATCATACAGTGGAGTTAATGCTTTTAGTTTATTCAAATCCAATAGACGCAAACAATAATGCTTCCTGTTTCTTAGTAAAATTTTATTCCACCCGTACCATGGATTATTTTGTAAAGAGTTAGATATTAATGTTTCTGTACAGAATATTGATTCTTCATTTGGTCGAGTTACTTCAATATCTATTTTAATATCATTTTGACATATATCCACAATGTCTGATCCATGACTTATATATTGAGGAATAGCAAACGTGACGTATTTGTTGGCCGAAATTTGAATATTTGGCATCTGTAATGTTTGAAGTTTAATTTTTGAATTGTCATTTCGAGATATAATATGGACTTCTCCAGAAGTATTGATATCAAAATTTATTACTATTGTATTACCATCATTTGTAAAATTATATTGTGATGAATCTAATATATTTCCATTTGTGTCATAAACTATCAGTACACAAGATTTACCTAAATTATGTTTTATTATCCAATTATTTGTTGGAATTAAATTTTTATAATGCTTAAACAAACTTCGTGGGATATAGTCATCCATTCCGTCATGCGTCATAGGCAATGTTGTTCTTATATTATTAGGATTTCGTGAAACTTTATACAAAGTTCCGTTGCAATTTTTAGTAATAGAACATTGACCAATATGTGTAATACCGTTTATATTTTCAACATATTCAATAGTGCGTTTACAATTATTACACGTATATCTTATAGTAGCCATTTTTTTAATATTTCCATTTGTCGGTTATGAATTTATGTTTTATTGTATGCGGACGAGGATTCCCATGAAAACATATTATGTTAGGATCTATTAAATTCTTGCTTAAATGCGGCAACGATTTTTTGTATGAAACTATTTTTGATGGAAATATATCTTGTAAGTAATGTTTTTCTATAGGAGATTTTCCAATATATTCATGATCTCCTAATAATTTATATTTTGGATACAAATTATTTGAAACAAAATCATCATATAATTTATGCATATTATCGTTTTGTTTCCACCGCATCAACCCAGTTTGAAATACATCTAGACTATAAAAATCTCGTAACCCATAAAAATTATCGTTTTCAATACTCCATAAAAAATCAATATTATTATAACATACAGTATCTAAATCCATAAAAACGCATTCGTCATTTTGTGTAATGTCATTACGGAATATTTCTATCTTCCCCCACCATTTATTCCAATTGTTATTAAATTTGATTACTTTATCTACTTGGGTTATTCCTGCAAAATTATCGGTCAAACAAGTTATCTCTAAATCTTTTGTACATTGATTCCTGATATTATCCGCTGTAGCATTCACATACCTATAATCATATGTTTCACCTCCATTTTTTAACACTAAGAAAAATGTTAGTTTTTTTGAATTATTATTTGATAAAGAATTGATTGTTATATCATCAGTTGAATCCCCAATAGAATAAATGAATAGCGTTTTTTCTTTTCCACCATTCTGATTAATAGTTAATTGTTTGGATGCCATAAATCGATTTAAATTATTATTTAAATAATTGTTAATTTTTGTAGTATAATCTTTAAAAGTAAAATTGTAAATGATTATTATACATTTATGGCATATTTTATCCAAAAATTGTACGGTTTTTTCTGCTTTTAAATTATCAGATATTAAAATAAAATCACATTTGGATACATCGTCTGATAATTTGTGAAAATAATGTCGAAGTGACACAGGCTTAGCTCCCAAAATAAAAATATTTTTGGCAGATTCTGCTTGGGTCAATATTCTAGTAATATCATTATTTTGTTGCATTTATTTTTGTATAGAATTTATCTACTGGTATCTTTTCAAAGGTATTTATACTACTATGCGGCGATACATTATAAACATTTATATGATTTTTTTCTAATTGTTCTTTGGCGGAGTCCATCATTAAAGGTAAATAATTCAACTTTCTATTAGTTTTATCAGAAGGATACCAGTACCCTGTATCACCATCAAACCCTAACAAAAAAATATTATTTGGCCTCATATGATACGCCAAATTCAATGCCCCATAACCACTATTGCCAGTACTAATGCATCCTGTATCTTCAGATAATCCCAACATATAAGCGGTTTCTGACGTTACATTTGTATAATTATGTGATATCAATCTATGAAGATATGTTATATTAGCATGTGGTATTTTTTTATGTTGTTCAATGCGAGCAAACCTAGTTCCAAAATCTTGAGGCACAGCAGCATATAATGATCCTTTAAAATCTTTAGGTAATTGAGGACCGTCTAATCCCCAAGGATCTAAAGTAAACCATGCATCAGCAAAAGGTACAAATGATCCGCTACCATTAACTGTGATAATGAATGTGTCTGACAAATTTTTTAAGTTGTTTAAATTTATGTTTTTGACACTAGTTCCACTTGCCACAATAATTATATTGTTATATTTTTTATCAGAATTTACTTTACCAAATTTTATCCCACTCATTTAAATCAATTCCTTCAATGGTTTATATTCAAAAATATTTATCTTTGAATATTTTGAACAATTATAAATTTTTATATGTGGAAGATGCTTTTGAATTGCAGTTCCAACACTATTGATGGAAGGTAAGAATATATTTGGGTAAATATCTCGTTTTATAGCAAAAGTATATTCTTTATGAAAATGTGTTTTGTTACCATCTGTCCCCATATCAAACCCCACCAAACATATTTTGGAAGCTCCGCAATTAGCTATAAAATTCAAAGCGTTAGTTCCAGTATTATTGCCTCGAACACAATGCAGTTCCGTATCGTAATCATATTCACCAGTTTTTGATAATATAATAGAATTCGATTGTCCCATAATGTTTCTAGAGTAATAATTTTTAGATATATATGCATTCTTTACAATAAATTTCCAAGAATTGAAATTGTTTAAATAATTAGAATTTTTTATTCCCCATGAGTCATCGCACCACATAACTGCAAATGGATTGTTTACAAATTTACACGCGGAATTTATACAAATAATTTTGTGGGAAGTCTGATTTAATTCTTTGATGGTGTTATCATTTATGCTTGGTCCACCTCCAACTATAAATACTGTACTTCCAGCTATGTGCGACTTGAAATCTTGTATTTTCTTCAACATTGTGCTATAATTCAACTTATCCGAATATTTATCTTACAAAATGCAATTAAACCTACCTATCTCAATTGAACAGGAATGTTCGCAATTCATCCAACAGTACACTCCTGTATACCAACTGTTGACCTATGGTGATGCTTTTAGAAAAGTAAAAATACGGGTCAAGAAAAACCATCAATATGAAGTAGAACGAACTATAGATGATGCTTTTTCCGATGTACACCAAAATGTCAGATTGAGATCTACGATTGCTTCTTTGGAGAAATATAAAAATGTGCCTAATGATATGGTACAATATAACGTATTTCCTGTTAATTCGTATAAAATTCTTTACAACCCTGCTGGATGTAAATACCATGATATGGTAGAATCGCTATCTGACATAGATCATATTTTACATGATAATTCAGATATATTCAAACTATCGTTAATAAACGGATCTGTCTTAGAGGCAGCGGTTAGCAAATCAGACATAATAATTTATGGAATCAAATATTATTATGCTATTGAAACAAAAATATTCGAAACAATGAATCCACATTTACAAAATTAAAAAGGAGATAAAAATGCAAAATGAAATGCGAATACACACCTCAAATAACGAAAACAACTTTACTAAAAGTTTATCAATATTAAGTCCTACGAATGAATATCTGGCAGATGCTGGAATAAACGTGCATGTATCATTCAATCTTTCTGATGAATTTAAATCAGAATTGAATATCAGATTAACCACTCTCATTGCAGAATTAGCTGCACAATTTACTGTGGAAACACAATGAAGCAACACGGATGTTGCGACCCCTCAGCGCCGGATGCGTAGCAGAGGCGCTAGAGGCACACTGCAACGAATGAATGCTGTTG